CGGAATCTACGTGTCCATGCGCGACCACCTCAACGCTCGACCGTGGGTCCTGACCGCCGACACCGTATTGATCGAAAAACAACCTGATCGGAACAAGAAGATGATCTCGGTCATGCACTTTCTGCATAGCTATTTCATCATCAAGTGTCCCCAGGCTGAAACGATTCTCTACGACGCTCGCCATAAGATCCCGGACGTCGTCGGTCCAGGGAAAGCGCAATACAACAAGCGCAAAAAGGTCGCCATCCAACGGTGCGAGGAATTCATCAAGGACGGACCCACGAACGCGCACTGGCTCGAGACCTTTAAGGCGAGTAAAAAGAAGGACGACCTGGCCGATACGGTCATGCAAGCACTCTCCTTCGTCAATCGCGTCGAGGTCCTCCCCGCGTCCGCGTCCAAGACGAAGAAACTCGTCGCCCGAAAACCCAACGAGAACCAGAAGCGGACCAAGTATTCAAAGTGTAACCTGGCGTGGTTGTATCTCAACAAAGTTGAGTGTGAGGTTCTCGAGAACAACAAACGGTTCATGAAGGATCTGCGTAGGTACTACACCGGGATCGACGATCTCATCAGGGACTTAAAAAATTAATGTCATCAGAATACAACAAACACTATGTTCGCCGCAATCGCCACATCCCCCACGTGGTTCGCCAAGAATGACGATTTCAAGAGGATCGGCAAAAAAATTCAAAAACAGAGGAAGAGTGAGGTTGATAAGATCAAGGATAAGATCGGTGATATCGCGCGCGACGAGCAGAGGCGCGTGAAGGAATATTTCAAGGAACACCAGGATCTTATCAAGAACGACAAGGAGACTAAAAAGAAGAAGAAGGGCAAGGTCAAATCGATCGATCTTTACGAAAAGTAATCCAGATCGCGAACGCCACGAGCAACGCGGCGACGGGCGTCCCGTTGAATCTCTCAGCCAGGAGAGCGCATATCACACTGTATTGAACTACCCGTATTTCCTGTCTTGTTTTGACCATTGAGCGCTTCATCGCCGCTCTGGACCTCTCCAGGCCCAGAACAGTCGAGCTGATTTTACCAATCTTAGACGGAATTTCCGTGGTGTTCATCACCATTTCGGCGATGTCCAGAGACTCTAGAAACTGCTCTTGAATCATCGGTTCCAGATACGTGAAATAATCAAAGTCTGGATCCAACTGTAAACATATCCCTTCTATGAGGGAGAAGGACTTCGCTAAGTATACGAAACTCGTCGGCACAACGAACGGTTTTTCCATCGCCAGTTCGGCTGCCAATTCGTCGTTCATGATAGCACCGCCGTCGAGAGTTTCTAAATACCCCAAAATAGTCTCGAAGAACAGTTCGATATCGCTGATATCGGAAGACGTCGGTACGATGACCCCTAACCGAATTAAGACTTGAACGATTCCCCGTGTGTCTCGTTTAATGATACAACCGAACAAATCACCGAATCCAACCTTGAGTTCTTCGCTCAATTCAATCAGGAGACCAAAATCATAGAACACCAGTTTCCCGTCCTTCGATACCCCCAAATTACCAGGGTGGGGATCACCGTGAAAAAGACCGCTGTCCATGGTCTGAATCACGTACGAATTTACGAGGGCCTCGCACACCTTTTTCCTGTTGATCTTCTTATTTGTGATCTCTGTTATCTTTTCTGATGGTACATATTCCATTACAATCATCTCACTGGTACAATGTTTTTTATACACGCGGGGTATCCTGATCCAGTCATGAGCTTTCAGTGACCTTTTGAATCGTATTGCGTTATCTACTTCCTGCACGTAATCAGCCTCCCCGAGTAAATACTCTATAGAATCGTTTAATACGAATTCCGAACTGGCCCCCGTGTCGATACCGACAGTTTGGAAAAACTTCAATATTTTGGCTACGTTTTCCGTGTCCGATTTCATGGTCTCGTAGATACCCGGTCTCTTTAATTTTACAACGACGCGCCTCTTTCCGTTTTTCAGGACAGCTTTGTGCACCTGACCTATACTCGCAGATTTGAAAGGGGTTTCGTCGAATTCTTCAAATATGTCCATGTTCAAATCATCTTTCACCAGGTTATAATCGAACGGCGGGACGTTATCTTGAAGAGATTCCAACTCACGAATGAATTCAGGTGGATAAAGATCGCTGCGCGTCGACGCGATCTGACCCAATTTCACAAATGTCGGTCCGAGATCCAGCAACTGATCCCTGGTCCACCTACCGAGCGCACCTTTGTCCTCTGTGAAACGATCCTTCCACAAATACTTGGCCGCGAACTTCCACGTCTTGATTTTATTCCGCGACGGCGGTGGTGGTTTTACGACATGGTTCACACATAACATATCCCTTACCTTTACCCAGGAACTTTTTCTTTATACATTATAAACAAAATGGTTCGTCAGATCAAAAACCTTTTCGGTCCGGTGACAAAACCCACCGAACTTTTCATCAAGGCCCAGCCCCTGGTGTTCTCCCTCATCATCATGTACCAGGGCCTGTTCGCACCCAACGCGATCGCCATCCCCGAGCGCCTCGATAAGCTCTTCGGGAACAAGGTCTTCCGTCTCGTCTCCCTGATGGCCATCGCATTCGGCGCGACTGGGGATATCGAGTATGCCCTCGCGTCCACTGTCATCTTCCTGAGCGTCATGTACCTCCTCAAGACCCCCGAGGAGCGTCGCAGGACCGGCTTCATTTAATTTGTGAACCTACAGTAGAATGAAGATTCATATCGTCGGCGCGGGTCCCACTGGGTTATCCCTCGCGTGGGAGATCGTCAGGTCGACCGACCACGAAGTCACCGTGTACGAGCGTAAAACGTCTTGCGGAGGTTCGTGGTGGGAACCTGACACAGAGGTTCGTGATATTCACGCACACCGAGTACTTTTTGACAGAGGGTTCGTCAACGCTCAATCCTTTCTCAAGGAAATGGATCTTGAGTGGGATGAACTCTTCCAGAAGATTTCACCGGACTTTTTCAAATACGCACTAAAAAAGTTTGAGCCGAAAGATTACCTGGCAATTCTAGAATTATTTTTCAAGGTGACATTCAAACCCGAAAAATATAAATCGGTTTCCCTTCACGACTATTTCGAGAACAAATTATCAGAAGGCGGTAAATCCATCATCGAACACTTACCGATCAACATCGACGGGGTCACATGGAAACACATGTCGGCGTACGAATTTATCAAGACCGGCGACCAACTTCTCTTTTCCAGTCCCTACACGCAAAAAGTTTCAGGGAAATTCATGAACGATGCTGTGGAGGAAAAACTTCTCGGTGCCGGTGTGAATTTTATATTCGGCTCGGAACTCGAAAAAGTAGAGTACCGAGAAGACGGATACGAAGCATCTTTCAGTGATGGGACGTCCGTATCCGATGGGATGTTCTTCATGTGTATAGACAACAGCCCCGCACTCAAACTCATAGGCGATAATTGGGGACCCCTGGCTGAGAAGAAGATCCGAAGCGCGACCTACGGGTCGATATGCGTCTTACTGGATTACGACGAGTTCGTGCCCGCCGGTGAGGAGCTCGAGACCCTGACCACTACCAAATGGAATATCCTCGTTTCCAATTTGCCCGGGACCAACACGGTTTCGTGTGTCCTATGCGATCTCACGAAAGAAATTCTCGCCAGTGAACCGGATGTCGTCAAACGTGAGGTGATTCACCAGCTCGGTCTTCCACCGCCCCGAGAAATAAGGATCGGGTGGGGAAGTGAATGGACCGGCGAAAAATGGGAATTTTCACAGAGTTCGGGGGTGTTGGGTCTGAACGGGCAAGTCCCGTATTTCGGTGTGTGCCCCAACGTCGCTCTGTGCGGCATGATGTCGTACCGCAACACACCCTACTCGAGCATAGAAGCCGCGGTCGAAGTTTCCAGGCGGCTCAGTCACGAATGTTTCGGGACTCGGTACCCGCTCAAACCGATCGCCGTTTCCCAGGTACTCGCGATCTGCGTCGTGACACTCCTCGTAATAATTCTTGTATATCGTAATAAGAACCAATGAAGTTCTCAGCCGAAGTATACGAACCGATGTATGATTTCAATGATAGGAAGTATATTAGGGTTACCGTCCCTGAAAATGTCCGTGCCACCATTGAAAACATGCATATGAAACGTACGCACCTTTTGAAAAGCGTAAATGTGGACGACCCTTTGGATGGTCGAGTGCTCAGGGTTAAAATTCCGTTCCGTTACAGGAGAGTGATGTGCAGCGTCGAAGGACGCCCCATTCAGTCTCTAGTAAGGGGGGACGAGATCGAGGTGGTGGTCGATTTCAAAGGGGCTTGGAATGTGGAGAATCACTCGGGTTTCTCGTGGGTGCTTTCGTCCTCGATCTTCTCGAGCTCCTCGTCGGAGGCCTGAGTTGGATCACGGGGGAGTTCG